GGTAATTCGAACCTCGGCTTTCGGCTCCGGATAAATTCTAATTTTATTTAGATTTTTAGACTCATTGCATAATGAATGGAGGGGGTTGCCAGTGAACATTTCGATCAAGATCGAGGGGTTGGACACCGTCCGGCGCACGCTCAATGACCTCGAAAAGAAACAGTTGCCCTACGCGACCGCGCTGGCCCTGACCAGGACGGCCCAGGACGTGAAGAAGGATCTCGAGGCGGAGATCGCGCGGGTATTCGACCGTCCGACTCCCTACACGCTCAACAGCCTCTACGTAAAGCCGGCAACGAGGGCCGCCCTCATGGCCATGGTCTATCTCCGGGAGTTTGCGGGGAAGGGAACGCCGGCGACGAAATACATGAGCCCTAATATATTCGGCCAGGATCGCAACGTGAAGCGATTCGAGCGGGCCCTGCAGCGGATCGGCGTTTTGCCTGCCGGGCAGTACGTAGCGCCGGGCGAGGGGGCCGACGTGGACGCCTGGGGCAATTTGTCCAGAGGGCAGATCGTTCAGGTCCTCTCCTATTTCCAGGCGTTCGGCGAGCAGGGGTACAAGGCCAACATGTCGACAGCTGGCAAGGAGAGGCTGCTGAGGGGCAGCCGGCGCAAAGGCACGATGGGCTTTTCCTATTTTGTAGCCCGCCAGGGCGGCCATCTCAAGCCCGGGATTTACAAGCGCGTGGGGTTCTCGAAGGGGTCGGCCATCAAACCGATCATGATGTTTGTCCGAAAGCCCGCATACCGGAGTATCTTCCGATTCTACGAGATCGCCCAGAAGACCATTGACCGGGTATGGCGGCAGAATTTCCGCAGCGCCTTTCAGGAGGCCGTGCGGACAGCGAGGTGAAATGACGACCGAAGCCACGACAACGCCCGCATGTCCGGGCTGCTCCGGCACCTCGTGCTTGCGCTGGGGGCGCGGAGCGGCCGGTCGGCAGAAGTATCGCTGTCGGGGCTGCGGTCGCCAGTTCGTTGAGGGGTCGGATCATCTCATCGACCCGGAGACAAAGGCCATCGTCACGCGCCTGTTGCTGGCCGGGGTCGCTCCGAAGCAGGTCAAGGAGGCCGTGCCGAACATCTCCCTGCGCTGGATTTACTACCTGAAAAAGCAGGTTAATCCGTGAGCGATATAGACGACATCAAAAAGCAGGTTCAGGACCGGGTGGACAAAGAGGCTTCCGGCCCCGAGGGTCCGAAAGGGCCGGATGACCGGGACGGGGAGATCACCAGCGGGTTCATCCAGGAGTGCCTTGCAGCGAATGAGCTGGGCGACAGTCGGCTCTATGCGACCCTGTTCCGGGACCAGTTTGTCTTCTGCAAGAACCGTCAGGAGTGGTTCGAGTGGCAGGGGCACGTCTGGAAGCGGGACGTGATGAACCGCTCTCTTGCCGTCGTGGAGCGGGTCGTTGACCTCTATCAGCGGGAGCAAAAGGAGGTCAACGCCAAAATCATCGAGACGCAAGACGACCCGGAGAAGGTTCTCCAGCTCAAGAAACGGCGGAACGCTCTCGAAAAGCGGGTCCAGCAGCTCCGGGCGGAGAAGCGGCGTTCCTCCTGCCTGAAATTCGCGCACACGATAGAAAATCCCCTCGCCATCACGGGCGACGAGTTCGATGAAAAGCCGATGCTGTTTCCCTGCGCGAACGGCGTCATCGACCTGGAGACTGGCCGGCTCGGCGCCGGCCGGCCCCGGGACTACCTCTCGCTCTCCAGTCCGGTCGAGTTCCTGGGCATCGACGAGCCCGCCCCGCTCTGGCAGAAAACGATCCTCGAGATCCTGAACGGCAACGAGGACCTCGTCGCGTATGTCCAGCGCCTGTTCGGCTACGCGATGACGGGCCTAGTCGAAGAAAAGATTTTCCCTGTGCTCTATGGAAAAACAGGATGGAACGGCCGGAGCCTCCTCGTGGAGTCCATTTCCTACGTCATGGGTGATCTCGCGGGATCGATCCCCTCCGAAATGCTCCTGTCGATGAAGTATGTAAAGAGTTCGTCCGGGCCTTCCCCGGACATCATGAGCCTGAAGGGAATCCGGATGGCTTTCGCCTCAGAAGTGGACGAGGGGCAGCGGTTCAGCGCATCAAAGGTGAAATGGCTCACGGGCAAGGACGAGCTAAACGGACGCAACCCGCATGACAAGTACCCGACGCGCTTCCGGCCCACGCATAAGCTGTTCTTAATGACCAACACCCAGCCCCAGGCCCCGCCGAACGATAAGGCGTTTTGGGAGCGCCTTCACCTGATCCCGTTTCTCATCAGTTTCGTCAACCGCGAACCGCAGGAATCCTACGAGCGGCGAGCTGTCCTGAACCTCGACCGGCAGGTTCTGCAGGAAGCGCCGGGGATCCTGGCTTGGCTCGTCCGCGGGTGCTTGCTCTGGCAGAAGCACGGCCTCAAGCCCCCTCGGGAGGTGACGGATGCGACGGAGAACTATCGCCGGAATGAGGACCTCCTCGCTGATTACCTCGATGAGTGTTGCATCCGGGAGCCTGGGGCCAAGGACAAGGGCGCACCTCTCTATCAGCGGTTCGTGATTTGGTACGAGGACAACGTCGGCAAAAACCCGCCGAGCGGGACGTGGTTCGGAAAGCAGCTCTCTCAGAAGTACCAAAAGAGCAAGGCCACGGGTTGCGTCATGTATCACGGCATCATGCTCACCCCGGAGAGCAATGACGTTCTACTCGAGAGGGGAAAGTCCAAGTTCTGATGGTCTGAGGGTTTATCGGGAGATAAGCCCGATTTTTGAAAAATTAGAAGTTGAAGGTAGAACCTATGAAAAAGTGTCAGAGCCTCCCCGGAAAGCATGGAGGGTTTAGAATCGCGGCGATTTCCGGCGCAATCGGTGCAAGTGGCCGGAATTATTCAGTGACCGTCGTTGATAGTCTGGACAGAATCATCCGGACGGGGAGGGTTAGTGCTAATTTGGAGGTTTTTTTTGTCGTAAGATTTTCAATTTTCTAGCGCGGCTAAATATACATAAAACTGTCCAACTATCAGAACGGGGGGGATTTTATAAGTTTTATTTGTCAAATGAATAATGAAAACAAGGAGATAAAAAAAGGGGAGGGTAGAAAGCGAAGTGAACGTGCTGGATCTGGCGCAAAGGCGAGTGAAGCTCAGAAAGGTGTCCGGGACCTACGGCGGGGAGTGGCAGGGCCCATGCCCCAGCTGTGGCGGTCAGGATCGCTTTCATGTCTGGCCGAGTCAGCACGACGGGACGGGGAGCTACTGGTGCAGAGGTTGCGACAAATCGGGCGATAATATCCAATTTCTGATCGAGTTTGAGAATATGTCGTTCAAGGAGGCCTGCGCCGAGCTTCGAATCAGCGTTCCGGACAGGCCGGCATCCTGGCGCCCTGCGCTTCCGCATCAGGCTAAGCCCGAATTTAAGCCCAGCAGCCACGCCCCGCCCGCGGATCTGTGGCAGGAGAAGGCCGAAAAGTTCATCACCTGGTCCCAGGAGAACCTCGACAAGAACCCCGAGGCTCTCCGGTGGCTCGCGGAGAGGGGCATCGGAGGGGAACAGGCAAGGAATCATCGGCTCGGCTGGAATCCGGGCGAGAACGGAAAGGACATCTTTCGCCCCCGGAGCGCCTGGGGGCTGCCGGACATCGAAAGAGAGGACGGCAAGAAAAAAGTGCTGTGGATTCCCCAGGGCCTTGTCATTCCCTACATCCGCGACGGGATCATCAGCCGAATCCGGATTCGTCGTCCTGAGGGAGAGCCCCGCTACTATGTCGTGCCGGGCTCCTCGATGGCGACGATGATCCTGGAGCTGGGCCGGCGGGCCTTCGTGGTCGTGGAGTCGGAGCTCGATGCGATCGCGGTCGTGGCGAACAATGCCCTCGCTGGGGCCGTGGGTCTGGGGTCGGTCAGCACAAAGCCGGACGCCGAGGCCTTCCAGATCCTGACGCACGCCCTGCAGGTCCTCGTGGCGATCGATTACGACGAGGCGGGCAAGAAGGCGATGGCGTGGTGGAAGGAGCATTTTGCCCGATGCGAACGGTGGCCGGTCCCGCAAGGGAAGGACCCGGGCGAAGCATACCGGATGGGGACGGATCTTGGAAAGTGGATTCGCGCGGGGTTGCCGCCGGCCTTGACGATCAGCGGGCCGGAGACGGAGCAGAGAGCCCGCCCGGAGTCCGCGCCGGCGCCTGTCGAGGAAGAGCTGCTGCGCGGCGAGATCCCGGGGCCGTTGCTCGAGCTGCGCGACCTGCTGCGGAAGAACCCCGGCGTGAAGATCATCAACACGCCGGAGCGGTTCGCGGTCCTGCGGGACGGGAAGTATGTGGGAGGGCGGATCAACCGCCTGGTCTTCCGCGAACCGTTGGTGCGGGATTATCTATTGAGCCATCCATCGGCAGAGATCGGATGGGAAAATCTGATTCGATGAGCGTGCGCCCGGCGGCAGAAGAAGAGTCAACAAAATTGTCGACCGTCGACCAGGTCGTGGAGTACCTGGGCGACACAGGCTGGATCGCCAAGCGATCGACGGTATTCCTGCATTGCAAGCAAGGCAAGCTTCTTCCGAAAGCCGATGGTCTGTATCACCAGAAGGACGTCGACCGCTACGCGAAGACATGGCTGAAGCGGCAGTCGACGCGTAAAAAGCTCCAGGAGCCGGAGGATGAACTGCAGCGGAAAATCCTCGAGTCGGAGCTGAGCATCAAAGAGGAGGAACTCAAGCGCAAGCGCCGCCTGAATGAAATCGAGGAAGGCAAATACATAGAAAAAGAAAGAATGGCGGAGGAGCTGGCGGCGCGGGCGGGGGTCCTCGAGGCGGGCCTCAAGCACTGGGTGCAATCCAGGGCCGCCGACTGGATCCGCATCGCCGGCGGCGACGTGAAGCAGGCCGGAGAGCTGATCAACGCGATGATCCGGGACCTCGACGAGCACATCAACGGCTATGCGCAGGCGAAGGAATTCGAGGTGGTGATTGATGGGGAAGATGAAGATGTATCGGTACAAATGGAAGAACAATGAAAAGCGCCGGGATATGTATGGCAGGCGCTGCCGGGTTTTGGCCCGGATGCGGATGAACAGCGCCCTTGTGCGGTTCGAGGATGGCCAGGAGGAAGTGGTGAGCCGCAACGCGTTGAGGAAAGAATCATAAATGCCCGGCGCCGTTCGCATAGACCGCTCCCGCCCCTGGCTGCCGGAGGCCATCCGGACGGCAGCCGGTACGGTGCGGCTGAAGATTGTATTCAGCGAGGCGGAGAAGAAGGTCTTCCGCAAGCACAAGCGGATCCCCGTGTCGCGCTGGGCCGAGCGGTACCGCTACGTGACGATGTCCGTCCTGCCGGGCAGGTGGAAGAACGAGATCACGCCCTACCTGGCCGGCATCATGGATGCCTCATGGCACCCCGCGGTGCAGACGGTCATCCTGTGCAAGTCGCCCCAGGTGGGCGGCACCGAGGCCATGCTCAACTGCCTCGGCTATGCGATCGACCGCGACCCGGGCCCGGCCCTGTGCATCTACCCCGACGAGCTGACGGGCAAGGAGAACAGCCAGGACCGCATCCAGCCCATGATCAAGGGCAGCCCCCGGCTGCGGGGATACCTGACGGGCGTGGACGACGACAGCACGTCGCTGCGGATCAACCTGAAGCACATGCCCATCTACATCGCCTGGGCCCGTTCGGCGGCACGGCTGGCCAACAAGCCGATCCGATACCTGCTTTTCGACGAGGTCGACAAATACCCCGCGACGGCGGGAAAGAGGGAGACGGACCCCATCTCCCTGGGCGAGGCCCGCACGATCACCTACCGGTTCAACCGCAAGATCTGGAAAATCAGCACACCCACGACGGAGACGGGAAACATCTGGCGGGCGCTCACAACGGAGGCGCAGCTCGTGTTCGACTTCTGGGTCCGCTGCCCGGCGTGCGGCGCCGACCAGAAGATGGAGTTCAAGCAGATCAAGTGGCCGCGAGCGGCCGAGCCGGGGCCCGACGGCAAGCATCATTCCGAAGACCCCGCCGCGATAGAGGCCGAGAAGATGGCCTGGTACGAGTGCCCGGGCTGTCTGGCGCAGTGGAACGACTATGAGCGCGATGTGGCCGTGCGCGCCGGCGGTTGGAGGGACCGGGCGTCGGGCCTGAAGCTGTTCGAGGCCCTGGGCCGCAAGCGGCCGGCCAAGATCGGGTTTCACCTGCCGAGCTGGCTCTCTCCGTTCGTGTCGCTCTCGGAGATCGCCGCCGCTTTTCTGCGGGGCCTGTCCGACATCAACAAATTCAAGGACTTTCATAACCGGCACCTGGCGGAGCCGTGGAAGCTGACGGTCATCTCGGGCAGCGCGGAGCAGGTTCTGGCCGCGCGTTGTCCCCTGCCGGCCCAGGTCGTCCCGGAGGAAGCGATCCGGCTGACCTGCGGGATCGACGTGCAGCAGCACGGGTTCTGGTTCGTCGTGAAGGCGTGGTCCGGCAACGGCACGAACTGGACGATTCATTACGGGTTTCTCTTGACGTGGGAAGATGTCGAGACGCTGGTCTTCGAGACGGCCTGGCCGGTCGGCGAGACGGGACGCACCATGAAGATTTTCCGGTGCTGCGTCGACACGGGCGGCGGCGAGAAGTACGAGGACATGACGATGACGGAGGAAACGTATCTCTGGCTCCTCAAGAACCGAGGCCGCGGCGGCGTGGCCCTCTGGGGCACGAAGGGATCCAGCACCACACTGCCCGGCATGCTGCGGCTCGGCAACGAGATCTTGGCGACGCCGCGGGGCAGGAAGCTTCCCGCGGGGCTGCGAATCCTGTCGGTCGACACGGCGAAGGCGAAAGACCAGTTTCACTACAGGCTCAAGATCGCCGCAAACCCGGAAACGAGGGAGCTGCCCGGCGCGATGTTTCTGCACAAGGACACGGGCATGGATTACACGGCGCAGATCCTGGCCGAGGAGAAGCAACTCGACGACCGCGGCCGCGAGGAGTGGGTGAACGTCCATCATCGCCCCAACCATCTCTTGGACGCCGAGATCCTGGCGGCGGCGTGTGTCGAGATGGAGTTCCCCGGCGGCGGCCTGCGGCTGCTGGCCGAGCACAAGCGGACGCCGCCCGCGAGACCCCCCGATACGCCGAGGCCGTCCGCACCGGGCGGCTGGATGAAGAGGGCAGGGGGCTGGATGCGATGAGCGGCACGCCGAGAAGCGAGAAGATCCTCATCACGGCGCAAGCCATCGCCGATTACATCGGCATTTCGAAACCGCTGCTTTACGACCTGTTGAAGGAAGGGCTCCCCGCCGCGATCATCGGCCGGCGCATGGTGGCGCATGCCGCGAACATCGAGGAGTTCATGCAGAAGCGCACCCGCGGGAGGGTGGCCGAAATGCCCCAGGATGCAGAGTAGAAAAAACCTGTCAAGAAATTTTTGAGTAAAAGTTGATAGGGATTTCAGTAAAAGTAACCCGGGATTTCAGTAAAAGTAACCTAAAACGCCCCTCCTGAAAAAAAATCCCGTGCTATGGTTCTCTCGTCTCTGTCATCTACCTCTCTCCCGGGCGGGGGCCGGTGATCGGCCGGCCCCCCGCCCGAAAAGGATGACGCATGAGTCGGGAGCCGTCCATCATCCACAGGGGCGAGACGCTGGGCTGGAAGCGCGCCGCGTCGCAGACGACGTACGTCGACGCCGACGGGGCGACGATCGAGTGCTCCGCCCCCGAGTGGACCCTCAAGTACAAATTTGCCGGACCGTCCGGCGCGTTCGACATTACGGCCGTGGCGGACGGGACGGACTTCTCGGCCTCTGCGTCGGCCACTGTGACGGGCGCCTATCCCGTCGGCGAGTACTCCTGGATTGCGACCGTCGAAAAGGGCTCGGGCGGGACCCTGGAGCGGCACATCGTCGATTCGGGGGTTTGCACCGTGGCAGAGGGGCCCGCCGAATATGTCTCCGGCCTGGACAAGCGCAGCCACGTCAAGAAGGTCCTCGACGCGATCGAGGCGGTCATTCTGGGCCGCGCCACGACCGACCAGTTGTCCTACTCGATCAACGGACGATCCCTGCAGAAGACCCCGCTTCCCGACCTGCTGAAACTCCGTTCCCAGTACCGCGGTGAATATGAGCGCGAGCTTCGCGCCGAGAGGATCCGCAAGGGGCTCGACGGAGGCGGAAACGTCTACGTGAGGTTCTGATGATCGAACGCATCATGAAGAAATTCGGATACCGCAGGGTCGGGAAGCGCAGCACGACGGGCTTCGCCGCTGCGCGCACCGATCGCATCGTATC